AGTGCGGGGTTTTTTATGTCTTTACAAAGTCCAAACAGTAGGCTATTCTTCTTGAATGGCTATGACTCCCGAGAAGAAAGTTAAGAACCAAGTAGTGCGCTTACTTAAAGAGTACGGCGCGTATTACCTTTTCCCCGCTACGTACGGCATGGGCAGGAGCGGCATCCCTGACGTAGTGTGCTGCCTACGCGGGTACTTCATCGGTATCGAGTGCAAGGCAGGCAAGAACAAACCTACCCCGCTGCAACAGAAAGAGCTTGCAGATATTATAAAAGCTGGTGGTGTATCCTGCGTGATTAACGAGGACAACATGGCTGAGCTTGAATCCATTTTAACTACAGTGATGAGCAAGGATAATAACGATGGACTTACTGGTGGTCGACTTTGAGACTTACTACGCGAAAGACTACGGACTACGTAAGCTAACTACGGAAGAGTATATCCGCGACCCTCGCTTCGAGGTGATTGGCGTTGCGGTCAAGAACTATCATCACGCGCCACAACAAGAAGCTGCTGCCCCACTTTGGTTTTCAGGTTCAAAGAAACAGGTAGCGGAATTCCTTTCTCAGTTTGATTGGGGAAACTCAATCGCCCTCGCGCACAACGCCATGTTTGATATGGCTATTCTTAACTGGCACTTTGGGATCAGCCCTAAAAAGATTGCAGATACTCTAGCAATGGCGCGAGCTATCCACTCTATAGAAGTTGGAGGTAGCCTAGCCGCCCTCTCTGAATACTATAACTTAGGCGCGAAGGGTACAGAGGTTCACGATGCAATAGGCAAGCGGCGCCTCGATTTCACCAAGGCAGAGATGGAAGCCTATGGTGGCTACTGCCAACAAGATGTGGAGCTTACCTACAAGCTGTTCAAAGTACTTGTTAAAGATTTCCCTGTGTTCGAGCTTAACCTTATCGACCTGACTATCCGCATGTTTAGTGAGCCTACTTTAGTTCTTGATAAGGACATACTGGCGGCCCACTTAAAACAAGTTAAGGATACTAAAGAAGCACTAATGGATAAGGTGGCCCACGACAAAAAAAAGCTAACGAGTAACCCCCAGTTCGCTGAGCTGCTGCGCTCGTATGGAATTGAGCCGCCGACTAAGATAAGCCCTACGACAGGCAAGGAGACCTTTGCTTTCGCCAAGAGTGACGAGGCATTCAAAGCACTACAAGAACATGAGAACCCAGAGGTACAGGCTATAGTTGCTGCCCGACTTGGGGTTAGGTCTACCATCGAGGAGACGCGCACTCAACGCTTTATCGATATTGCAGAACGTGGCACACTCCCAATCCCCCTGCGTTATTACGCTGCCCACACCGGACGGTGGGGTGGAGACGACAAGATCAACATGCAGAACCTGCCCAGAGGCTCTCAGCTTAAGAAGGCTATGTGCGCACCAAGCGGGTATAAGTTTATCGACTGCGACTTGTCTCAGATTGAAGCACGTACTCTAGCATGGCTAGCAGAGGAAGAAGACTTGGTGGAGGCGTTCGACAGAGGCGACGATGTGTACAAGATCATGGCGTCAGCTATCTATGACAAGCCCGAGACGGAGATAACAAAAGACGAGCGGTTTGTCGGTAAGACTACGATACTAGGAGCAGGCTACGGCATGGGCGCTGCTAAGTTCCGAGCACAGTTAAAGAACTTCGGAGCCGACCTACCAGAGGAAGAATGTCAGAGAATTATCGATGTATATCGTGATACATACCCGCAAATACCTGCCCTGTGGAGAGCCGCAAACAAGGCGCTCAAGACCATGATGGAAGACAAGGTGGACGAGCTAGGACGTGCTGGAATACTCACAGTCGAAGGCTCGACAGGCATACGCCTACCCAACGGACTGTATATAAAGTACCCCAACCTGCGAGTTCAAAAGGCAGAGGAAGAGGACGGGTACGACGAGACGGTTTACGACACTCGCAAAGGCAGGGCTATAATCCCCAACCGCATCTACGGTGGGAAGGTTATCGAGAACGTTTGTCAGGCATTGGCTCGTATTGTGATAGGTGAGCAGTTGCTTAGAGTTGCTAAGAAATACAAAGTAGTAATGACCGTGCACGATGCGATAGGTTGTATTGTCCCCGAAGATGAAGTGGAGGAGGCAATGCGCCACGTCGAGGAAGTAATGAGGGTGCGTCCTACATGGGCGCCGGACTTGCCGCTTGATTGTGAAGGCGGTTATGGCAGATCATACGGAGAATGTTAAGTTTTGCAGGGGTTTTTAGTATGTTTCCCCCTGTATACCCCAGCGGGCGGTGGGTAGGTTCGCGATAGCCGCAACACCCGCAGTGTATAACAGTAGCTCATCACTCCTGCTTAGGCAGTTAGTTCTCCGCACTGTGTATACACCGGCTAGCCCACGCTACGGGCCTTTAATAAGAAGAAAGGGTAGACCTTACATGGTGACACTGGACGGATTAAACGCCTACATACGGGCGAAGAACTCAAGCACGGATACGTTGCTTGCTAAAGCCGATGGGTATTTCTACTTCACAGAAGGCGAGGGCGAGATACTCATCGATTGTTTAACCCGATGCACCTACAAGCAGTGGTGCGAAATGATAGACCAATATATAGAATGTGACTTTTAAGGAGATAAACTTATGACAACCCGAAACAAAAAAGCAAAGATAAGTAATGTAAACGATCTACGTAACAATTTATCTGACGTTTTTGAAGCGTTACGTAACGGTGATATAGCGCATAAAGAAGCTAAAGAAATTTCTAACTTGGCGGGGAAGATGATTAACTCCGCTAAGGTGCAGCTCGATTACCACGGTCTTCGTAAGGACGAAGATTTTAAGATAGACTTTTTACACTCCGAGGATAAATAGTTGTGGAGGTAAGGAAGTGTTGCGGGTGCGGTAAAACGCACCCTCTTACCCTAGAGTTTTTTAATAGTGCCAAAAGGCACGGTGTTGTTGGGTATACGTACAAGTGTAGGGCATGCCGTCGAGAAGACTACCAAAAGAACAACATTGAGCATAGCATCCGTGGAAAGCGTTGGTATGCGGAGAACAGAGAAAAAATAAGCCTGCGCCGCAAGTGGGAGAATCTAACGCCCGAAAGACTAGCCACAGTTAAAGCGCAATCCCGTGCCAGTTATCGGAGAAACGCGGAAAAAATTAGAGCTGCTATTAGAAAGTGGAGAGAAGAGAACCCAGAAAAAGTTAAACAAATGCGCGCTAACTACCAAGGCACTGAAAAAGATTTAGCTCGACGCAGACATAGAAGAGAAACGCTAGCTGATGATTATGTAAGAGAACAAATTGTTAGACGTAGCTCGCGTAAAATAGATATACCCCAAGAACTTATAGAAGCTAAAAAACTTCAGTTATTAATAGCCCGCAAAATAAAGGAAGACAAATGAGTGGAAAAGGTAGTAGACGTAGACCCCTGCTTATCTCTGCTAAAGACTTCGGGGAGAACTGGGCAAAAATCTTTGAGAAACCAAAACAGAAGGAAGAAGAGAATGTTAACAGCAGAAGTGCCAAGAACGAAAATAAGCGATCCAGTAGTGAACAAGCAGACAGCCCTACAGACACAGACGGGCGGGACGCATTATAAGAACATGGCTATCCAACCTGCCGAGTACGCAGAGAAGAACGGCTTGTCCCTGCTAGAAGGTAACGTAGTGAAATACATTACTCGTTGGAAGTTAAAGGGCCAACCGTTGGATGATCTTAATAAGGCTAAACATTGCATTGACCTGCTAATCGAGATACACAACGTCAAATGAAAATAACAATAGAAATAGATGGTGCTGATGCCGAAGAGATTATGGCTATGCTGCAACGTGCAAGCGAAGCGGTGGAAAAGCTAGAAGCCATACTTCAGGAGTTTGAAGATGCTGATAAAGTGTAACGCCGCAGACCATCTGTATTTGATTGACGATGACCCCGTGCGAGCTAAACTATTCAAAGACAATAGCGTGCGGTTTGAAGACCCGTTTCATGTATACGCAGAAATTAATAATGAGACTGGAGAAATAGCCGCAGTTGTTTGTGCAATCATTTGTAAATTTGTACCGCAAGACGAGAGACAGCTAAAGTTTATCGCCGCAGGTAAAGTCACGCAGATCGAAGAAAAGTTAGCAGAACGTGAAGAGATGTATGGCGAATTGGGCACCGTACTGTGCCCTTACTCAATCTGGTCATACCAGAAAGGACACGGCAGGCAGCTAATCAACAACCTATTAGAAGCTACACCTGTGATGCACCCAGAGGTAGACGCAGTAATAACTATGTCACCGCACACAGATACTGCTATGAAGTTTCACTTGAGTAACGGAGCAGGTATATTTTCCTCCAACGAGACTACTGTTAATTACGAATACGAGGTGGAAGATGTCGTACTTCACTGAGCTTACAGCTGCGCTAGAAGAAGCAGAGTTCTGCGCTAAAGAAGAAAAACGTACCTATGGTATACGCATAGAAGGCGAGCAGTTCGAAGTGTATCTAGTAGAACGACGAGGAGCGCACAATCCTTTAGAAATATCCGGCAGGATGGTAAGAAGATGATTACCCCCGCTCTTATGTGCGTTGCTATGGCAGTGTACTTTGAAGCGAGGGGCGAGCCGACCGAAGGGCAGGTTGCAGTTGCTCTAGTAATAAGAAACAGGATAGAAGACCCACGTTACCCAGACAATGCGTGTGATGTGGTTAAGCAAGGGTACTACTGGAACGGTGTACCGATAAGAAATAAATGCCAGTTTAGTTTTTATTGTGACGGGAAAAGTGACGAACCTAAGAACAAACAGGCGTGGTTTAATTCGTTGTACATTGCTCACTTGAGCGGTTTCGTACCTGATATTACAGACGGCGCGACCCACTACCATAGTACAAAGGTGTTCCCTGAGTGGGCTTACACTGGAGAAGTTACAACCAAGATACACAAGCATGTGTTTTACAGAGGCATACTTTAGTGACCACGACATGGACTGACGTTTTAACCCTCGAACAAAAAGAAGAACAGCGTAAAGAGATAGCAAAGCAGATAGAAGAATACTTAGCTAGAGGCGGGAAGATAACCCAGTGCCCGCGCAACGCTTACACTGATACTGACATTGAGGGTAAACCTAAGCGTAAATTCGACAGACTGACCACGTTGGATTCGTTAACTGACCCAACCAAAAGACAGATAGGCGGGTTTGTGCTACATAAAAAGGGGCAAAAATAATGTACGAATATAACTGTAAGATTGTGAGGGTAATTGATGGGGACTCAATCGTCGTTGATATTGATCTTGGTTTTGGTCTGTGGATTCATGGTGAGTCTATCCGTCTTTTTGGCGTGGATTGCCCCGAGTGTCGTAGCAGAGACCCGAAAGAAAAAGCAGCAGGACTTGCCGCAAAGACGTTTGTCAAGGGATTGCTACACGATGGCGGGACTTACACTCTCACCACAAAAGAAAAAGGAAAGTTCGGACGCTACTTAGGTGTTATAATGTTGAGCGACAAAACTTCAGTTAACGCCGCACTAGTAAGTGAACACTTAGCCGTACCGTACTACGGGCAAAGTAAACAAAAAATAGAAGATGCCCACGCAACGAACTACGAAATCCTAAAAGAGAAAGGTCTACTATGAAACCACGTGTAGTTTGTTGGTTTAGTTGCGGCGCAGCTAGTGCGTATGCTTCGTATCTAGCTAAGCAAGAATACGGCGAAGTCGAAATAGTGTACTGCAAAGTGGAGGAAGAACATTCCGACAGCATGCGTTTTCTGAAAGATTTTGAAAAACTAGTAGGACAGCGCGTTACTGTGATAGGGGACAACGCTATGGGCTACTCTATCTATGATGTCTTTACTAACCGTAAATTTATAAAAGGAGCACAAGGCGCGCCGTGCACCATGGTATTAAAGAAGTGGCAAAGGCAAAAATTTCAACGGCCTGACGACATACAAGTATTTGGGTATACCTCAGAAGAAGATAAACGCATAGATCGTTTTATAGATGGTAATGCTGAAGTAGATGCACGCTTCCCACTGGCGGAAAAAGGAATTAACAAAAAAGATTGCTTGCAATGGCTAGTGGATAGCGGGTTAACCTTGCCGCTTATGTATCAACTTGGATACCAAAACAACAACTGTGTAGGTTGTGTTAAAGGGGGTATGGGTTATTGGAATGCCATACGAAAAGATTTTCCCCAAGCGTTCGACCGTATGTCAAAGCTAGAAAGACAGCTTAACCATGCTGTAAACAAAGACGAAAAAGGCCCTGTGTTTCTTGACGAGCTTGACCCTGATAGGGGTAACTTTAAAAGAGATCAACCCCCCGCTTGTGGTTTCACTTGCGAACTGGAAAAAGATTGAAGGTTTATTATGACAGCTTGGTCCTACAGTAGCATAAGCACGTTTAAACAATGTCCTAAGAAATACTACCACTTGAAAGTAGCTAAGGATGTTAAAGATAAAGGCAACGCTGCTACTTTCTACGGCAACGAAGTGCATAAAGCCGCCGAGCATTACATAAGAGATGGCGAGCCTATCCCTGCTAAGTTTAATTATGTAAAGAAAATCCTAGATGCTTTCAACCGCATCGAGGGCGAGAAGCACTGTGAAATACGCATGGCGGTGTCAAAAGAAAACAACGTCTACAAGCCCACTAGTTTCTTCGCCAAGGATGTTTGGTGGCGGGGCATCGTCGACTTGCTAATAATAAACGGCGAGAAAGCTTATATTGTAGATTACAAGACAGGCAAGAACGCCAAGTATGCTGACACTAAACAGCTTGACTTAATGGCGGGCGCAACGTTTGTAAATTACCCCCAAGTAAAAGTAATTAAGTCTGCCTTAGCATACGTAGTAAGTAACGAGTTTATAAAGAAAAAGCACACCGTAGATATGTATAAGTCGTACTTCAGTGTGTTTGATGACGAGCTGGAAAGACTAACGGTAGCAGAAGAAAACGATGTGTGGAATGCAATCGACGGGCCGCTGTGTGCGTTCTGTCCGGTTACTAGCTGCGAACATAATAGGAAGCGATGATATGACTGGTAGCAAAAAGAGAGATTACAAAGCTGAGTATGCCAAATACCAAGGCACCGAAGAGCAAAAGAAAAAACGTGCTGAGCGTAACGCTGCCCGTCGCAAAGCCGAGCGAGAAGGCAAGGTAAGCAAAGGCGACGGTAATGATGTAGCCCACAAGAAAGCAATGGACAAAGGCGGCAAGAACTCTGACGGTACTAGAGTAGAGACAGCAAGCCGCAACCGTTCCTTCAAACGGGACTCAAAAGGCAACCTTGTATCTGAAACAAGTACGCGTGAGCGCAAAAGAAAGAAGACCTCGAAAGCATGAAGATAGTAAACAACAGAGCGATGGTGTTAAAGACTAAACGTCCGCACCTCGTGACTGAACGCGTAAAGAATTACAAAGTATCAGAGCAGGACGATGGCTATTTCAAACTAGCCTTGCCGTGGCGCCTACATGAAGCTCAAGTGTTAAATAGCTTGGGTGTAAAAGACGTGCCATCTCCCATAGGACGAGACTACGAGTGGTCGGGTCGCTTTGACCCGTTTGCTCACCAGAAGAAGACCGCTTCTTTCCTGACGCTCAACAAGAAAGCATTTTGTTTTAACGAGCAAGGAACAGGTAAAACTGCTTCTGTAATATGGGCAGCAGATTATCTGATGCAGCAAGGGGTTATCAATCGCGTGCTTGTAATATGTCCTCTGTCTATTATGAAATCAGCATGGCAGGAAGACCTATTTAAATTTGCTATGCACCGCACTTGTTCTGTGGCACACGGAACCTCGGCTACGCGGAAGAGAATAATTAACGCAGGCTCAGAGTTCGTCATCATAAACTTTGACGGAGTAGCGGTAGTAAAAGAAGAGATAGAGAAAGGCGGCTTTGACCTAATTGTGGTAGACGAGGCAAGCGCCTACAAGAACGCACAGACAAACCGATGGAAGATACTACGCGACTTGTGCAAAGGAATAGACTGGCTATGGATGCTTACGGGTACGCCAGCAGCACAAGCGCCAACTGACGCGTTTGGTTTAGCTAAGTTAGTCGCCCCTAAAAATGTACCCCAGTACTTCGGGCAGTTCAAAGATAAGGTCATGTATAAAGTATCACAATATACTTGGCGCCCTAAGCCCGATGCGAGTGAGACAGTCCATGCTGCATTGCAACCGGCGATAAGATTCCGCAAGGAAGAATGCTTAGACCTGCCCAAAGTGACATTCGTAGATCGGGAAGCCCCACTGACCAAGCAGCAGGCATCGTACTACAAACAGCTAAAAGACCGCATGATAATGGAGGCGGACGGCGAGCAAGTCACTTCAGTTAACGCTGCAACTAACCTCAACAAGCTACTGCAAATATCGGGCGGGGCTGTGTACTCGGACGACCGAGAGGTCATTGAGTTTGACGTTAGCAACAGGCTTAAGGTTATTAAAGAAGTAATAGACGAATCGTCTCACAAAATACTTGTATTCGTGCCGTTCACCCACACTATTGAATTACTTAAAGAATTCTGTAACAGGAACAAGATTAGCGCCGACATAATATCCGGCAAGGTATCGGTCAACAAGCGCAGTGATATTATCAAGGACTTCCAGACCACAGATAAAATAAAGGTGCTTATCATTCAGCCGCAAGCAGCTTCGCACGGCCTTACGCTAACCGCTGCTAATACAGTGATATGGTACGCTCCCGTCACCAGTGTGGAGACTTACCTGCAAGCAAACGCTCGTATCGACAGACCGGGACAACACAACCCAATGACTGTGGTGCACATTGAGGGCAGTGAAGTGGAGCGCAGGCTATACAAGATGTTGCGGTCTAACATAGACAACCACACTAAAATCGTAGATTTATATAAACAAGAAATAGATGCTTGACAATGTAAATAAGGCTGACATACACTGGCAATCCCTGCTATTTAGGAGGAGCCATGAAAGACTCAGCAGACAAGCTAACCAAAATCTATATAAAGATGCGGAACGCTATTAAAGAGAAAGAAGACGAGATAAAGACAATAAAAAAGCAGCAAGAAACCGTAGTAGAAAAGCTGCTTGCGCTCTGCGAAGAGCAAGACCTCGATAGTCTAAGGACACCCTCTGGCACAGTAAGCCGTAGAGTACAGTCCCACTACTGGACTAGCGACTGGGAAAGGATGTACGACTTCCTCAAGGAGCACGACGCTTTCCACCTACTTGAGAAACGAATCTCTGGCCTAGCCATGAAGCAGTTTCTTGAGGACAACCCTGACCTTATGCCTGCGGGTTTACAAGTCAACCGTAAGTATATTGTTTCTGTTTTAAAGCCGCGTAAAAAATGATTCGACTGAGACATGAAAATGGGTGTTTCTTACACCCACGGACCAACTCCCCCCTAGATTCTCTACAGGTGATGATAGTTGATAGAGGAGAGTTATCTAGGGGCTACTACGACAGCACAGGTTTAGTGTGTTGGTCTACTGGCTCTACGCACCCCGACGACAACGTGCCTGATGACAAGGTGCAAGCTAGGCGGTGTATGGACTGCACTCGAAGCATTAAAAGCGGCGGCTTTAATCGTAGCGCCCCATGTAAGTTTTACCAGATCATCAAGGTGCTACTACCAGAAGACGGCATAGTCTGCGAGGTGCGCATAAGTGCTAGCAGTCTGTTTGCCAAAGAAACTAACAAGCTTGGCTTTTATAAGTACATTGAATACTTAGAGAAAAACCAAGAAGAAGCAGAAGAAATTTTAACCGAATTATATCTAGTCGAGCAGTACAACTCGTACCGGATATATTTTAAACCAGTTCGACCTTTAGCCGAGGAAGAGCTTGCAACCGCGAGGCAGCAAATAGAAGCCGCTTCGCAATCACCAAATCCTTTTACAGGAAACATAGAGGAAATATTTATGGCTAACCCATCTCACATAATCAAAGGCGTTGAAGCACGTTACCCTCGTCTGGATAAACCTTACCGCTTCGATAACAAGGCAGGTAAGAATGGTAAGAGCGTACCTTGCGACCCTACCGAAGACGGTGCCCGTTATGAGCTAGACTTCAGCATGACTTCTGCGCAAGCCAAAGAGCTTTATGGAATCATGCAGGATGCTTACACCAACGCTAAAGGCCGCGATAAGTCTTGGCCCGCTAAACTAGAGATGCCTTTCAAGAAGCAAGAAGACGGTACGTTTGTTGGTAAGACTAGTCTCAAAGCAGCATACAGTGGCAATGCGACCGAGCCGCCTGCGCAGTTTGACGCAAAGAACGACCGCCTTGGCAGCGACTTTATGCTAACTACTGGTAGTACAGTAAATATAGCGGTCGAAATGATCCCGTTCAAAATGGCGACTACTGGTGTTTCTCTCCGCTTACGCGGTGTACAGGTGCTCAAGTATCTGCCTTACAAACCTGCTTCGCCTTTCGAGGAAGCTGACGGGTTCACGGCTGACCAAGCTAAAAACATGTTCTCTGCCGCAGAAGACGATGACGATATGTTTGAAGCTGAAGGCCAGATAACTAAGCAACCTGATCTGTTCGACGAGGATGAGGAAGAAGTTGCCGAGCCTGTGAAGCGCAAGAAAAAGAAGGAAGCTGCACCGGCGGACGACGAAGAAATGGCTGACATCATCGATATATGGGGCGACGAAGACTAATGAGCTATGGCTACACAAAGCGGCTCAGTAGTCTAAATAAACAGGCTGACGGCTCCATGCTAGGTGTAAAACTCGGTCGCGCGTGTATTTCGAAAGAAGTACCCGTTGCCGAAGTCGCACACCGGCTTGGGGTTAGTCGGCAAGCAGTTTACAACTGGTTTACGGGCATACATGAGCCAAGCAACGAACTGAAAGACACTATTAAAAATCTAATAATAGAGTATAAAAAATGACTGATTTCAACCTCATAGATTACGTCGTCCCCACGGGCGGCTATTACTGTGTGGTTGGCGCAGGCTCAGGTTTTTTCTCTGAATTTACTGACGACAGAGCGCAGGTAGATGTCCTTGCTGAGAAGTTCGTAAAGCAAGGTAAGGATGTCTACTTCATGCTCGGTAAATTGGAAAAAGCCGGAAGCAGAGAAGCAACAAACGTAGAATCATTACAGTCTATTTGGGTAGATATAGACTGCGGGGAAGGTAAAGCAAGTAGCATAGAATCGTCTACTGGTTTGCCTCAAGGATACGAAACTAAGAAAGATGCGCAGTTAGCACTTAAAAAGTTTTGTGAGACCGTAGGTCTACCCTTCCCTGCTGTAATAGATTCTGGGGGCGGAATACACGCATACTGGGCACTGACAGAAGAAGTACCTCGGGCTAAATGGCTACCTATATGCAAACGCCTTAAGCAAATCTGTGTGACACAAGAGTTTTACGCTGACCAACGTGTCTTCGACGCATCCCGTGTTTTACGGGTGCCGGGGACCTTTAATCAAAAATACGATCCTCCTGCTCCAGTAACAGTATTAAGAGGCTCGACTAATCGCATTGACCCAGACGAGCTTCGTGAAATACTCGGAGTTGACCCTGACGCAGAGGAAGTAGACAAGCGACCGCTTGAGAAAAACCCACTACAAGAACTGTTAAACCAAAACTATACAAGTGTATTCAAGAAGATAGTCACCCGTGCTGATGGGTGCTTGCAGCTACACGACTGCATAAGGAACAGGGCAACTCTCGCTGAACCGCGTTGGTTCGATGCGTTGTCTATAGCTAAGTTCTGCCAAGACAGCACTAAGGCAGCGACCATAATTTCGCAGGGGCACGCAGACTACAGCCCCGAAGCAACTGAAAGAAAGATGAAGGGCATAAAAGGCCCGCATTCCTGTGCAGAGTTTGAAGCTAACAACCCAGAAGGTTGCAATGGCTGTCCTCACAAAGGCAAGATCAAAAGCCCGATCGTCCTTGGGCAGACACTCAAGAAGGCAAAAGCTAGTAAGCAAGGTGTTAAATACCGACCCCCCTACGTGTGGGGAGAGAACGGCGGTATCTATATGCAGACAGAGGACGGAGAAGGCGCTCAGTTTGTGTACGAATACGACTTTTATATAGAGCAACGCATGACTGACCCTACAGACGGAGACGTTGCGATTGCTGTAGTACACCTTCCAAAAGACGGAGAACGTAGATTTACTATAAAAAACGAACAGTTAGACTCAAGAGAGCTAACTAAAGTACTGGCGAAAAACGGCGTTTTAGCAGACAAAAAGACTACTCCCTACTTGCATAAGTATGTAATCGACTCTATTAAGGCGCTATCAACAGAGAATAAGGCGGATAAGATGCGCGTTCAATTTGGCTGGGCAGATAACCACTCTGCCTTTATCGTGGGTGAAAGAGAGATACGAGTAGACGGTGTATACCACTCGCCGCCTTCCTCCGTAACAGCGACCTATAGCGACTACTTAGAGCCGCGCGGGTCTTACGAGAAGTGGAGAGAAGTATTCGAACTGTACAATCGACCGGGCTTGGAAATGCACGCGTTCGCTGCACTCAGCGGGTTCGGTTCAATACTGCTCAATTTTACAGGACAGAAAGGCGCCATCATTAACTTGGTGCACCCCAAAGCAGGTACAGGCAAAACTACAATCCTGCGTATGGCAAACAGCATAGCCGGTGATCCCGAGATGCTATTAGGCACGCCAGACGATACGGTTACAGGTCGGATAAACAAACTAGGTACGCTAAACAATATCGTCAATACGATAGACGAAATGACAAACATTGAAGACAAGGACATAGGTAAGTTTGCTTATGCTGCATCACAAGGGCGCGGTAAGGAGAAGGCGCACTTCCACATAAACGCTAATCGTAAGAACGAGATTACGTGGCGTAACATAACCCTGTCATCATCAAACGCATCTTTCTACCAGAAGCTAATGAACACCAAGAACTCACCTGATGGGGAGTTGATGCGGATACTTGAGTTTTTCATTGACTACCAAAACGTGAATGTAATCTCAACTGCGGAAGGTAAGGCAATGTTCGACCACCAACTAAGCCAGAACTTCGGACACGCCATAGAGCCGTTCGTGCAGTACATCATGGCTAATCCTGAACACGCTAAAAACAGAGTATTAAATACACAGGCAAAAATAGATAAGGAGCTTAGCTTAACTCAACGTGAGCGTAACTGGTCAGCAGCGATGGCTTGTAACATAGCAGGAGGACTACTTGCGGTAGAAGCAGGAATAGTCACGCTTGATATGAAGCGCATATATCATAGGGCTGCACCGGAAATTAAGAGCTTACGTGAGACTACTATAGCCCCAGTAAACGACTCCTTTGCACTTATCGGTGAGTTTATTAACGAGCATACGCAAAACATTTTGTCTATTGACGCCGCAGCAGATGCACGGTCGGGTAAGACTAAGCGTCCTTACTTGGAACCGCGTGGAGCTTTGTATATCAGGGAAGAACCCGATGCGAATATTATCTACATAGCTTCGGGTAGGCTTAAAGATTTCTTAAACAAGAGGCAGGTTAACTACGACTCCACAATACGGGAGCTAAAAGATAAAGGCTGTGTTATAAGGACGCATAAC